TTTAGACCCGCCGGCGATTCTAAAGGCTTTTGATGCTTCATATGCTTCATTTCATTGCCGATCTCGATGCAGTTATGATCGCGCAAATGGGTTCGATGCTTCGATCTGGATCCAATCAGCGACCCATCGATTTGAGAAATGTACGGCTCGATGTCGTTCATTACCAAGTGAGCGCGCTGTTTGACCGCCATGATGCCCTCTTGCGCCTTCCGCTCTGCTATTTTCGCTACTGCGGCATTGATATTGCGAATGATCGTAAAGTCATCATGGTCCGCATTGTTGATGGCAGTCTCTACAAAATACGCTTGCGCAGGATCAGCCGTCAGGCAAACACAGACAAATTTCTGATGGCCAGCGACCTGCATTGTCGTGATATCCAAGCCGTATTCACTGGCCGATTTTGCGATTTGCATTAACTGCATCATGCCCCCGTATCAGTTGGCGAATCATCCTGTGATCCACGATTAGCCGCCGCAATTTGCGCGGCCTCTAACGTTGTTGATTTCGACACTTCCGCGACATCAATGTGATTTGCGTTGTTGATTCGCGCCAATAACAATTCGAACTGCTGTTTATTTTGTTCCATCATCGCTTCGTGCATGCGTTGTACCTGCGCTTCACGGGCGTCTGACACAGCCTGCAATTGCTCACGTTGCGCTTCAAGCTGGTTCTGTTGCTCAACCTGTCGCGCTTGAACTTCCTGCTCATGCTGATTGACCATCATTTCCTGCTGCTGGCGCTGCTGTTCCGCTTGCGCTTCCATTGCCAAGCGTTGCTGCTCAACTTGCAAATCTTGCGCTTTGGATTGCGATTCCATCTGCGCCTGCATCTGGGCCATTTGCGCTTCATGCTGCTGCGCTGCTTGCGTCTTCTGGCCATCGGCCTGAATCTGCATCTGCGCGACTTGAATACGTGGGTCAGGTGGCGGAGGTGGCGGAGGTTGCGCGGCCTTCTTCGCTGCAGCATCGCGCAATTGATCGCCCAACTGATCGAATGCACCTTCAAGCGTCTTGCCAACCTTGAAGCCGCCCACTACGAACTTCAGCATATCGACGGCAAGCGGCATCAATTCGGCGGCGATTGGCGATTGCGAGATACCCGCCAATTCTTTCAGATACCCGCTCGCCGCATTCATCAATTCAGTGCGGTCGCGCTTCTCTTGCGACTCATCCATCTGAATCATGGAGTCGCTTGATACTTCAATGCGGAATCCGCGCAATGGATTATTGCGGATCAATTGCAGTGCCGGCCCGATCAATTGCTGATCCTGCTGCGATAGTTGCTGCGCGCCGGAAATCTGCACTAGCGTATCGTCCGAATATTGTGAGCACATGATCTGTGCTTTGATCTGCAATATCTCGGTCGCGTACTGGACCACATCCGACTGCATCGAGCGCAAGCGCATCGAACCGAACTGGCCCTTGGCTTGGACTGCGGTCGCCGTCTCGCGCGGATCGCTGGAGCCGCGAATGATATCAGCCAGCCCGGTAATTTCGTAAATCTGCGCCTTCACATGATCGACTGCGGCATAAGCGGCTACAAGTGCATTACCAATCGGCGTCAAATCAACAATATCAATTGCGCCCTTCAGCCCGTTCTTTTCCGAGAACGACATCCAGTTGGCAACTGGAATCAAATCAGTGTTGCCGCCCTCAGTAAATAGCCGCGCTAATTCTGGAATTGCAGCATCATGCACGCCGCGAATTTTCAGCGCGTTGATAAGACCGTCAATCGTCCCAGATAACTGGTCGAGTTCGTTAGCCTGATCCTGATACAGCGTGAAATCAGGGATCGGAATCAGGCTGTCAGTGGTAATCGATGCGAACAGCGGGCGCGGACAAGGGAAGAAGCATTCCAACTCCAACGGATCACGCCGAGCGTCAAGCGCCTCGCTCTTGCTCTTGGAAATCCAGATAGCTGTATTGGTGGACTTGTCCCAAATCTCATACACACAGGCCTGATAATTTGCGCCTTGATCAACATTCTTCTTGTCATCATCCGGGCGCGTATCAAGCGGAATATCCTTGCCGATCTCTTCGCCGAATCGCTCAATCAATGCAGCTCGCGTCATGTAGACCCGGCGCCACACAGCCGGGACCTCTTCCCACGTGCGCGCGATGATGTGCCCGAAATCCTTCCAGTGGACGTAATCAACCGGGCAGCATTCGTAATCGATCTCTTCCTGCGCTTCTGGCGTGTCTTCGGATTCGTCCGCGTCGTCTGTGACTTGGAAACCATCCGCAGGCGTGCCCATCTGCGCAGCACGGAAATGCGGTTCATAGCGCACCCACGAAATCCCGCGCCCGCCCATGAACCGATCAAACACCGAGTTTTTCATCGCTGCCCGATAATCCGGGTAGTGCTCGATTTCATACTCCAAGCCACGCTCGATGATCAATGCAGCAACGCGCCCCACAGGGTCATTGTCACGATGACGACGGCTAACATCAGGCTTCGGCAAGCGGGAGAACGTCGCAGGCACAGCGGTCTGCACATTCGACCAGAGGATATTGAATTTTGCAGGATTTGCCCGGGTGTCAGAATCCTTGTCATCGCGATACCGCTTGACAATCTTTTCTACGCGCCCTTGCCACGGCTTGAACTCGGTTTCGTAGGCGGCAATCTTGGTTAGCCAGTCCGCTACATCTACTTCTATCGGCTCTTCGCGCGGCGCTTGCTGTTCGGGTATAGGCGCGGCAGGCGCACCCATCCCCGGCATGCCCATCATTGGCTGCATTGGATCAATTGGAGGAATCATCAATCAATCACATATCCGACGATGAAAAAATCTGCCGTACAAGCAGCGGTCGATCCCGTCGAAAGTGACAAGAACGGCGTTGCCGTCAAGAGTGCTGTGTTATTCACTGCGGCCAATGTGCCAACAACGTTCACGCTCGCAGCCAGCGTTACCCATGATTGACCTGCGGCGATAATCGCATTGCCTGCCTTGCTCGCAGTGTCATAAACACCGCCGGCACACGCTACCGTGGCACCGCCTGTTTTCTGCGCCGCAATAATCTCGGTGATCCTGTATTTTGTGCCGGTGAACAGTTTTGTAAATACTTGGTCAGTCGTTAGCTGCACGTTTGCACTGCGCAATACGAATAGAACCTGAAGCGTATTCGCAGCGGAAACTGAAATTGGAGGCGAGACAACGATGGTTGTCATTTACATGTACCTCGCATCAAACCATGTGTCTGCAGCGCCGATTGTCTTCGTCGGGCCTGTGGACGAATTACTGATCGCAATCCCCGTACTGAATTTTCGCCCATAGACGCCGAAGTCAATACTGAAATTGCTCGCCGCAGGCACCGTGATTGTCGTTACAGGTACTGCCGTATCAGCAGGCACCGTCGCAGAATCAAACAACTGGATGAATTGCGCAGACGCTTTCGAGTTATATCCGGCCACGCCATACAAGTTGCCCGGTGACGCCTTGATTACTTGGCTTGTCACATAGGCTACGCTGGTCGAGTTGTTCGGTGATGCCCATAGCGCCGACGATGGCGTAACGAATTGCGTTGGCGAAGATGAGTCGCCCACACCCAAACCGGATACCGTGAATGTCGTTGCCAGCACCGTCGATACAGCCGCTGTCGTGATGGCAGCAGCGCGCAACGGCAGATTGAGCACGTTCGGCGTTACGAATGACGTGTAAGCAACGGGCACATCCAAGCTATTCAGATACCAGAACGTTACATCGCCGCGCGTGAAGATAATCAGGCGATTCGTGTTGGTCGGCCACGCCATCGTCTGGCCGAGCGTGCTCGCTACGCCACCCGTGGGGAGTGATGCCGCCGCCGTAATCAACGCGGTATTAGTCGAGTTGATGACGTAACGCGTACCGCCGATATAGACCACGCAATTAAATGCGCCGGTCAAATCAACCTCAAAACCCATCCCATCCGTTACCGGCGTAGCTGTTGCGTAGGATGTAACCTGACCAAGACCGAAAAACCGATGACAGTTTGGATTCGTTGGTGCTGCAGTATCAAGACCGACCGCACCACCCACTAGCGTAAATCCGAACGAACCGGGGAACGTCGGTTTTGAAATCAGCGTACTGGAAATGGAGTTGCTACCGGCTAGCGACAAGCTGATCAAGCCGTTCGATTGCGACGGCTGACTCGTGCCAGCCAGCGACCATTTCGTCGCGTCTACTGTGGACCCATCAACAGTATCGATAAAGAGCGTAGACGGCTCGCCACTGATGCGTAACGTCCCATACGCGTTGATTTGCGCCATGAGTCCAATCGCCGCCATGCTTGGCGTAGATATCCCCGCCATCGTCGTTGATGTGGAGTCGCTTCGAACATACGATTCGCCAGTCGCGGAATAGCGCGCGCCGTTTTTGTAGATATCGCCAGTTGTCATTGTTCTGCCCTGCGCCTCGCGGCGTTAAGTTAAATTCGTGTGTTGCCGACCTTCGGCGATTGCTTCCACAACTCGTCAAGTGTCACCGTGTTGTTGCCTACCGTCAGTCCGCGCATTGGCGGCGGAGGAAGTGGCGCAGCAGACTCGCCCTTGCAAGCAACAGCCAAATATCGAAGCGCATCAGCCGTATGGCTCGTCCAATCGTGCCTTGGTTTTTCTCTGAAACATTTCTTGTCTTCGTCGTATTCGCGCTGGTATTGTTTCAGTGCCTGCACGCCCGGATCGCATCTGCTGTCAAACCACATGCGCGGCAATATCATGCGTGTTGCCTGAATACCGTCTTGAATACTGATATCTGGAGCGATGTCGCATTGCTGAATCGTTACGACAGCACCAAGCTGTTCGATAACTGATTTTTTCGATGCGAGCGTTTTTGCGCGTGCATCATGTGGGAGCCAGTGCTTTGCATACCGATATTCACGGCGATGTGCAAGCGCCTCAAGTTTCCCGCCACGATGTACAACCAGCTTATCGTCAACAAAATCAATCTTGATTTCGATGCCTAGCAATTGCTCTGCATAAAACGCCACATCTTTCAAACTCGACGCGTGATAATCAATGATGCGTATCTGATTGTTAATAGTCTGATACCACCAAATCGCCGTATCATCCTTGCGCCCGATATCCCACGCGGTCGATACAGGGTATGCAGGGTTATGTGGCACAACTCCGAAGCGCCCATCTTGCTCCAATTGCCATAACTCTTTGCCCCATATCGCCCCTGGCAGCGCAGCGTCGAAATCGCACTCCATTTCCTGCCGCCATGCGTCGTCGCTCAATTCTTGCTTGAGCGCGGCAATCTCAGACGCCGGCAATAATCCCGACTCACTCGCACGAATAATTAGTGCCAGCCAATCATCAAGATGGCATGCCGCCTCGTAAATTTCCCAGAATTGATTACGGCCCTTTGGCGTGCCAATAATGATCGCCCACCCGCCACGGTCCGCAAGCGCCGGACGAATCACATAGCCCCATACGCTAGGCTTCCAATCGCCGTACTCATCCGCTACCACGCCATCGAAGAACAGCCCCCGCAGCGCGTCCGCGTTGTCAGCACCGAACAACTGAATCCGCGATCCGTTCGGATAATCAATGCGCAATTCAGATTCATTGATCGAAATGCCTGGAACTACGCTGCTGAATCGCTTCAGATAATCCCATGCAACAGACTTAGCCTGCCGGTAGAACGGGGCAACATAAGCGAATCGCCCATCAGTTCCGTCAAACGTCAGCGCGCACTTCAGCAATTCGTTGATACATGCAACTGTTTTTCCCGCCCTGCGATGCGCTACAACTACCGCCCATCGTTGCTTTCTACCGTGGATCGGCCGGAATGCATTGCGCGGCTTATACGGTATTACGATTGTAGTCATGCCACATCGACACAGTATTCCCTACAATTTCATCAAACGACGACTGCCTATTTTTTAGGCAGCTATCACTACTGCTTAAAATTTGAGCGGCATTAACTGCCTCTTTTTTAATCACTGCCTCTTTTTTAGGCAGTTCATCGGCTTTGCGATAGAGCGCCATCTCACGATTCCCACGTGAATTTAATGCCGCCGCTGTGCGCTACTTCGGCTTTATCGGTGAACATTTTGAGGTGCTTTCCCAATAATTCGGCGCCCTTAAGCACTGCCGATGCATCAAACACGTTTGCCTGTGCAATTCCACCATCTGGCGTTTCGATCATTACTGGCTTGCCACTCTTATCAAACACGGGGCGACATTGCCTACATCGCTCCACCGTATCGACGATTGTCGAAAGAACGTATTCAGCGCTAATCCCGACCTTCTCGGCACGCTTATCCATCGCCTTCTGAATATATGTAGCGATCTTAGGGTTCCTTAGTAGCTTGTGACCCTCAACCTCCGCCGTATTACCCTTACCAGCATACCCGGCGCGCTTGTAAGCCGCCGACGCAACTAAATCGATCAGGTACTCATCCGCAAAGCGTTTTTGCCTCTCGGTGAGTTTTGATGCGTCCTTACCCATGATGGTTTATTGCCAACTTTGACGCACATTCACTCCCGATATGTGACTCGATCTCACGCATCGCATAATCAACCATGCGCCTGAAGTCGGATTGCATCATATCCACGGGGAAGGGCTTCCGTATCTCCACTGTTTGGCTTAATGCCCGCTTAACCTGTATTGCTAAAAACATCCCACTCTCTTGACGCACAGACACTACTATTTCTTCGATCACGTTGTTTGTCATCATTCATCGCCCGAGTAGTCGGACGCCTCATATTGTTAAAACTGAAACGGTTTAGGTTCGGTCGGCTGTACTTGCTGCGCGGGCTGTTGCGGGGGTGCGGCCCGTGCAGCTTGCTGCTGCTGAATCCATGCTTGCATTGGCAATACGGGCTCACCCATTGCCTGGGCTGTACGTGCATAGGTCACATACGCGGGGTTCTGTGCAGTCTGGACGTTCTGCCCTGCCTGCTGGCCACCCAGCAATGCAGCGAGCTTTTGCAGCATCGTCGGATTTAATTGATCGGCCATTTTGTTACCTCAATAAAAAAGCCCCGCGCTAATTCAATAGGTGGGCGAAATCCAACGTCATCGACGTGGAGGGAGACCTCTTAAAACTGGCGGTAGACATGGAATCGCACCATACGTCTTATCCTGATGACCCTCAGGCCTCTCGTCTGCCGATTTAACGCAGATCTACCAAAACTCTATTTCGGGAACTCTTCAGCCTGCTGCGCTTCAAGCTCGGCTAGTTTCGCCTTCTCTGTCGCGATCTGCTCGGCCAACTTGTCAGGCACGACCTCAACAATCATGTCGGACTCGACTACGATTGATATGCCATTTGTCAAAACGATGTCACACGGTTCGACGTAATCTTCATCATCTGATTTATTTTCGTTTGTCATGCAAATAGTCCTTGCGCTTGTCGCTTTATGCGACTACGATTCAGTCATAGCAGCACACAACCGAACCGGAGAAAACCATGACAAACGCCGAATTGTTCCTAAAAATGTTCAAGTCAGTAAAAGGACAAATTGAACTACAAATGTCGCTCGGCCATACTTACCACGAGGCAAAAGCAATCGTCACACCTAAAACATGCGCTGGCGAATCTGTTTGGAATTCGATCGATTTCACGTTTCTTTGCAAATAACCACCCCGCGCCGGTCACTCGGCGCTAATTGAGGAAATATCATGAACGAATATCTAAAAAAAGCCAGCCAAGACTCGCAGTCTACCGCCTTCCAACTGCGCAGCGCCTTGACCAAGGCAAGCGCGCTCGAATCGTTGATCCTCATGCAATTAATCAGCGATGCCGTAAAACTCACAAATCAAATTGATGCGATGTTGTTTGCACTGGCGGAAAAATGAAAACTTTTCTTGTCGGCGTCTTGGCGGGACTCGCAATGTTCGTGCCTGCTGCAATCGTCATCATTCTTGAATCAGGGGCATTAAAATGACCGCCGCTCGACTACAGCATCTAGCCAATGTTGCCATCCAGCACAGCATTCCGCTGCACCGCATCATCGACCCCGTGGCACTCGCCGTCGAACTTGTCCACGCTGGCGAGTCTGTGGCGGTCGCTGCGGCCCTGTGCGGCGTTAATCGCACCACGCTACACCGGAAAATTGCCGCGTTAGGAGTCCATCATGCCGTATAAAAAGCGCCTCTCGCTCGTCACGCCTGCGCAAATCATCGAGCTGCGCGGCCCGCTATCTCAAACTGCCGCATCGCACCTGTGCGCGATATGTGTGATCAGTTGGCAGCACTACGAAGACGGCGAAATCGCCATGTCGCAGGCGGTTTTTAACGACTGTCGGCAACACATTGCGGATTACCATGCAGCCGTTGAACTAATCAGCCGCGCATCTTGAGGTCGGCTATAACCTGATCTTTCAGCACGTTCGCACCCATCTGGAACCCAGCTAGCGCGGCGCGGGCCATCAATTCTGTCGTGTTGTCATGCGGATTTGCACGCGCGATTTCGCGATTTCGATCAGTCATAATCTTGAGCAATTCGGCACCATCAGTCATCGTCGTTATCCAGGATTGTGACGGGCGCGTATTGCTTGATTTCATCTTTAGTCGCGTGGCGCATGCCTCTCAACCCGCCATCAGCACTGACAACAAACCATATTCCAGATATTTGGGTTAATTCGAATTGTGGCTTTGGCGGCACCGGCGCTTTGACCGCAGCTCGCGCCTGATAGTCGCGCTCTTTGTCAGCCAGCGTTCCCTGACCGATCCCGAGCATCCGTTTGATTTCTGTACTCACGTCAAGGCCCGGTTGCGAAACGCGGCGATCCATGCTGGCGGCGTATATTCCGGCGTCAATTTCTCGCGCTGCTCCGCCAACTCGCGCATGATTTCGCGCTCTTTATCCAATTTGAATTGTTTTTCACAGACTTTCCGCATCTCATCCCCCGGTAGTTTCTGATTCCAGAATACAACATTTTGAAATGTCTACTAACTGTAATAAATACGAGGTTGCGCAAAAAAAATCCCGCACAAATAGGCGGGATGAAATATTACCGGAGGGAGACTACATGAAATCTGTGAAGACGGTTATTCGACTGGCCGGATTTTGCATTCGTCGAATTATGCGGTTAATCTGTCGCCACAATGAGCGGAAACTCTGCGCAGTGCCAGTATGCTACATGAAACATTTTACAGCCGCAACTATTATTTAATCGCGCCCGAGCGCACGAACCGCACCTGATCTTGCATTCAAAAACTCTTCGTCGAGCGCATACGCCATTTTTATGACATACGCCATGTGCTCCCTGTCGCAATCCGGCCCTACCTTGCCAGTGCCTTGGCATGTCGTACAATCGACCCCAGTTAGGCATGGTGTGTTGTCGATCTGGTCTGACTTGCGCCCCTTACATTCCGGGCATACATCGCACATCCAATGCGCAATCGAAGTCGCCGTGACTTTTTTAACGCTGATATTTTTCGGCCAATGTTTAATAAATGCGGTTTTTGCAACCACATCAAGCCAAGCGCGTTTCAATTCGAAGATCGTGCTCGCCGTACTTTCTGTCGTGGCATATTTCGCACGCAGTAGCAATGGCCCAAAAGGAACCCCGCAAAGCGCCACGGCGCCCAAAATATCGGTATCTGAATGGCGCTCATCACATTTCAGATTTGACGACGTGCAGGCGCGGCTGTACTTTTGGACGATGTGCATCATTTTCCCTTGGCTTGTAGTTTGATTCGTTGATTGCGTTCGGATCGCTCGCGCTCGGCTGGAAACATGGCAGTATCTTCTGGGTTTCGATAGCAGCGCTCTTCTTGTGCGTAGGATCGTTCAGCGGCGCGCTGGCGTTGCGCCAGCTGTAGATTTAGCCACTCCATGCGTGAGATAGGTTCATCGCTCATGGACAGATATTATCCGCCTTTTGCTTGCACTGAGTCAATATCACGATCACGCATATCTATTTGCCCGTCGATAAAACCGCGCCTCACCCCGCACCGCAAGGAAAGCATTTACGCTTCCAACAACACACATAGAAATCCAACTAACCACCAGTAGATCGATGCATCGAAATGCCAACAGGCGAAAAAACCGAATAAAGCAAGCATCATTCATTCCTCGTTAGAAAATCTACTGCCTTGATGACCGCACGAGCCAACCATTTACATGATTCAACTATCGCGTAAGCCAAGACAGTGACGATAATGATCGAGGCTAGAATATCCGCTGCGCCGGTCATGCCGCCACCTTTGGTCCCACCATCAGCGAGTCAGGCTGCGGCACATCAATTCCGATTGGACGCCACAGATGCAAGCAATAAGGGTGAATGTTGACGTAATCAGATTCAGGCGGGTGATACTGCAACACACAATCTTCACCATCCCAAAATAGCGCTTTGATTTGGCACATTTCTTCCCACGTCGGACAGCGGTCGGCGCGCGATACGCTGACGTGCTCCCATCCTTCGCCGTCGCTTGCAACCACGCGGACAATTTGGGCGAATTTCAATTTGATGACAAACGCGCCATTATTGCCGTAGCGAGCGTCAGACCCCATCCGACCGGTCGTGATGCGATATTTGTTTGGCACATGAAACATTACATAGTCTCCGTATAGTGTTCGCCAGCCTCAATCCGCGCATAGACCTCCGCGACCGCCCTGCGCATTTCGTCCTGCGTCGCGATTTCGATTTGCGAGTCATGGACTTCAAGCCCGTTTTTGATCGCGGTTATTGCATCGCCGTCGAAACCCCATAGCCCCGTTTTATCGGCCCGTACCTTCGCGCGAAATGCGCCATCCAATGCCGCACCGATCCAGCTTTGATATTCGTCGCCAATGCCCATATCTGCAAGCATCGCCGCAATGTTCAATGCGCCGGCAACCGGGGCCCATTTGTCAGCGGATGCTCTGCCCTGCGTCATGTCGTCAAAAGCCAATCGATACCCAACGCCCAGATCGGTAATCTGACCATCGGACAGTGGGCGCTGGGCAACCTCTGCGGCGTAGGCTTCGGCATGTACCAGATCGATTGCAGCGAACGCGGCAACGCTGTTCACGGGGCGCGGGCGATATTTCTTGTTCCGCTGTTTCTTGGATGCGGCCATCACACGACCTCACCAATCTGGACTCGCACCGCCCCCGGTTTCGCCCCATACTGGCGGCAAATGGTCACTGGCTCAAATTGTGAATCATCGACGCTCAATGCAATTGCAATCCCATCGAGGGCCGGTTTTAGAGCGGCAAGCAGATTGTCCCTGTCCCTGCGCCGCTTGTCCGGCTGAACGAATGTAATCACGACCGGGATTTCTTCGCATAGGTCGGTGCGACGCTTGCCGGCCATTGCCTGAATCGTCAAAATGATCGCGGTATCCTTCGCTTGTGCGCGCAGCTTCGATGTCGATGCCCAGTGCATACCTTTGCTGCGATTCGGGTTCAACCGTGAATCAGGAAACGGGAGGATGACTGTAATCAATGAGGACTCCCGGCAATCCAATTTGTATAGATGCCCTTGGCCCATGCGACCGTATAAAATCCGGTTAGAATTAACACGCCGAATTGCTCCGCTTGGTACGCGGATACAACCCAAAAAGGCTGTCCGCACATCCCGACAATGCACGCCCACTTTCGCCACTCTTCGTCTTTCGATTGCGATAAAAATATCGCAGCCACGCCGAATAAAGCAATCGCAACTTGCTCCATCTCAGCACTCGTTCGGAATATCGCCGCGCAGATTGGCAATGCCCCCCAACGCTTTCAACTGGCGGATGCTTAGTTCGCTGGCCTCGTGCATCGCAATCAAGATCGATGCGCCGATTCTGATTTTGCGATGGCGTATCTTCGAAATTACAGGAGGAGCCACGTCGAGCGCACGAGATAGCGCCGCGTCGTTCTTCAGGCCGAGCTTGTCAATCAAGGTGTCGAGTAAGCGATCTGGGTCATAGCTATCCGCCAAAGCAACGGTGCCGTGATATTCAACTGCTGGGAATGTAGTGATTTCGACTGAATGGTCAAGCATGTGATCTCCTGTTATTGTTTCGTGTGAATCGTTCGACGTATTTTTTAGCATGCCATCTCCATAAGCTTATTTGCGCGGTCGATAATTTCTTGATTTACTTCCGGTGCTTTTGGGCAAACATCTTCCAGATAATCTAGCCCCGCTTGAAATATCGCCTCGCGTCTGGCGGCGGACTTGGCGGCATACTCGGCGGACTTGGCGGACTTGGCGGCGTACTCGGCGGACTTGGCGGCGTACTCGGCGGACTCGGCGGACTTGGCGGCATACTCGGCGGACTTGGCGGCATACTCGGCGGACTTGGCGGCGTACTTGGCGGACTTGGCGGCGTACTTGGCGTACTCGGCGGCGGACTTGGCGGCATACTCGGCGGCTAATCGAGCATTAAATTCCGCAAATCGAACAACCGCAGCGATCCTAGATTTCATAATTTCTTGATCTTGCGTAGCCGATCCCATCGCGCGCAGCACAAACGGCAACAATCGTTGACGCTGCTCGTCATTCGCAAAATCGCTCAGGAAAATTGCGATTGGGCGAATCGTCACGCAAACGCAACTTGATTGATCCGTTATTTGCGATTCGCCATTCAGATAGGCGATAACATTCATGAAGCAACCCTGCCCAGTCGTTCCCGTATCGTCGTGCGATCCTGACAACAGTTTGATCGGTTCGATATTGATCATTTCAATCTCCTTTTATTGTTGCGTTGTGTGTTTTGCGTCAAATTTGGCGAGTGCTTTTACGACCATATCCGACATTTGATCGAACTCTTCGTCGGTGCGTGGATAGTCATCGTCGCCAATAAATTCCATCACCGCGTTGCTGTCGTCTTCATCCATCACGTTTATGCGGCGCATCGCTTCGTAGCGCGCCGCGTTCTTTTCAATTTCAGTCATTTTTATCTCCGGTTGGTTGCTTCGTTGCCCATCCAAGCCCATCTACTTTCTGCATCGCCTCGAATGCGTTACGCTTGTGCGCCGCGCGAATCAGGGTCTTCTTTCGATCATCGGTCATGGTCAGGACCATGCGACCGTTGTTTTTGAGATGGCCAGGCTCGACTTTGTTTTGCTTCATTTTTTGCCTTCGTAAAAATCACGAATCCCGCGAGCGTCGGCCAACGCGTTATGCGGCAGAATAGACGGGCAATCGTCGCGCCGAATTTCCATTGTGAGCGGCGGCGTATCGATGCGTATGCCGGGACCGATAATCAGCAGATCGCAAAAATGTTGGATATCTTCCGGCCAATCGGCAATTATGTGAACCTCGCCATATACGCAAAGAAACATTTGCAGCCGGTGCTGTATTACGATTTTTGAAACAGGTTCGATACCGATAACAGGCATTACATGTTCAGCCACCCATGCGCCCGGATTTTCACATCCAAGGGACTCGTAAAAATATCGCCCCTGCTCGTCAACAAGAGCCATTGAAATTAGATCGCCTTTGAACTCGTTAAATTCGGTATCTAGATAAAGATTCATTTGAATGCCTTTACTTGTTCTCGCCATGCATCAAGGCGCTGGTAATTATCCGATTGATTCATTCCGGATTGTGTCATGCCGTCTCCATGTGTTTTTTCGCAAATGCTTTTGGCATGTATCCTGGCGCGTCGTCGCGATACTGGCCGGTTATCCGGTTGTAGACCATCGATGCCATACCAACCTTCCCGTTCATTTTCTTGCGGACTTTTTGCACATGGATTTCAACTGCCGCATCGTCCTCGCGCATGTTCCGGTAGATCGTGATGCAGTTGTCCGCCTTGTTGCGCCAGTGAGCAGACCCAGATACGTCATACGGCGTAGGCACTGGATAGTTGCCATCCGCACCCTTTTGCATCTTGGTCGGATGGGCGATTACCCAAACATGGACTCCGTGGTTTCTGGCGAACCCTCGAATCTTGGTTAGCATTTGTGAGATGTGTTCGGTTTCAGTCATTCCGCCAAGGCGTGAATGGTCGATCTCATTCCATGGGTCAATCACCAGACCGCGTATTCCATGCCGCAAAACGAGTTGTTCTGCCGTGTCGAGCAAGGTTTCAACTGTTGGCAATTCCGGCAGCATGAACGTGTAGTGCGCATCGACCCATTGCGCGGAATCCTCAAACTCAGCCATTGTCATGCGCTCGGTTGGCCCTTGCGTAAATGGCTTCCCTATGTATTTTTCAGCAATCTTTTGGATGTGATACGTCATCGGCTGATTCTCTGGCGAGAACATCGCAAATGTCCAACCTAGGCGCAAGGCGAGATTGACAGTCAGCGCGTCTATCCATTCCGATTTACCATGTCCGGGTATTCCAGTAACCAGCGTCCATTCGCCGGGCATAACGCGATACAGG